TGTCGGTGACTTGGCGCAGGTCAGGGTACAGCAAAGACATGCCGTTTGGCAGCACGATCTCGTTCTTGCGGAACGTCAGACATTTATACACCACCTCTTCGCCACCGGCAAGGGACTTAGTTAGTAAGCGGTCACACATGTCCCAGAAGCTCACCACGGGGTGGGCCGTGGCCCGGTAGATGTCGATGATCTTCTTGGCCGCCACGCAGTGCACCAGCAGCTCCTTGTCGGTGCAGGTGTGGGGAATCTCTTGGAGCTTCTTGACGTTGTCCTCCCAGCCGATGAACCGCTCGATGTACTCGGAGGTCACATCCAACTTCTTGGCAAACGCCTTGTCATAGCGCACGGGCGGAGCGCCCAGGAAGCCCACCAGAAGCTGTGAGGCGAAGCTCGCCCACCCCAGGCCATACCCACACCCCAGCAACGCGCTCTTGGCCGACTGACGCAGGTCTGGGTGGCTGTCCTTGGTCATGCCGGGGATGCCGAACATCTGCGCACCGAACTGGGCGTATGCATCCTGGCCCGAGCGGAAGATGTTCAACAACTCCTCGTAGTCCGACAGCCACGCCAGCACCCGGGGCTCGATCTGCGAAAGGTCACCCACCAGAAGCTGGTATCCCTCCGGGGCCATGATGGCCTTGCGCAGGAAGCTGCCGCGTTTGAGGTTCTGCATGTTGATGGCCGAGCCCTTGGCCGCCGTCCACCGGCCCGACTTGGCACCGTAGTAGGACAGGGGCACGGGCAGTGCGCCGCGCTGGGAGATGTCCAGAAACCGCTGCGCACGGGTGCGCTCGGTGGTGGACTTGACCTTGAGCCGGGCCTCGCACAGGGTGGCCACATCCTCGTTCTCACCGTTGAGCAGTGCTTGGAACAGGGCGTCGTTCTTGGCCAGGGCCAGCGTCAGTTGGCCCGTGGTCTTGCTGACCTTCCTTGGTGGGGCTACGCCCATGCTCCACAGCAGCGCAGCGAACTTAGGGTTCGATGCAAGCTCTGACTCCTCCACCCCCAGCTTGGCCAGCAGCCCCTCACGGTGCTTGCCCTCCTCAGTGAGCGCCTCGATCAGCATCGTCCTGTCAAGCTGCAACACCGGGCGGGTGTACATCTTGAGGGTCATGTCGATGAGTCGAAGCTCCGACTTGGGGTAGTTTTCAACCAGCCGCTCGAAAATCCGTTCGCAGAGATATACGTCGTGCTTGCAGTAATCGGCAAGTTCAGATTCCACATCTTTATCAATCTCTGCGAGTCCGTCCGTCGAATGTACGGCTCGCCCTTTTTCGGGAAGACCAAAATCGCTGGCGAGTTTTGCGAGGGAATTGCCAACCTCCACGCCGCGTAGAGCACGCGCCATTGATAGGGTGTCGAAGATGAACGCGGGCCGTATGCCATAGCGCCACTCAAGGATCGAAACATCGAACTGTGCGTTATGGGCGAGGGCGGCTGTCTTGCTCCAGTCGTAAGTCCCCAAGATTCTAGGAAGCTCATCTCCTCGATACCACTGTATAGCGGTGTCTCCTCCATACTCATGGATGCAAGCGCCGAATGCCTTGAACCGCTTGTCACGGATGTACTCCTCTGTGGTTAGCTTCGATAGTGTGTAGTCGCGCTTGTCCCAGCGCGTTTCGAAGTCAATACTGACGATGCGTTGATAAGGTGCACTCAATTAAACATCTCCTTTGGTGGTGCGTCTTTTGTGTTGAGGTATCCTAAAAAATCGTTGGCTCCCTCCATCAGCCGTGCGGCTGCCATGCTGTCGCAGTTGAGCATTGCAAACGACTCAACGCTGTCGGCAGTACCGAAGATGACCACGGCAGAGTCAGTGCCTTCTTTGTCGTAGCAGCGGGTGAGGGCGTAGAAAACAGAGCGCAGGTGCGTGCGCTCATCGTCGTCGAGCTTGGCAATGATGCGCTCGATCTCTGCCTCTTGCTCTTTGCTTGTGGTGATAGTGTTCATATCAACTCCTTTTGTATTGTGTCCATGTTGGTCTCGTTGATGACAAGGGCGATGCCGCCAGCGGCGCGGATGCGTGCCAGATGCAGCTCTTGCAGTGCGGTTGGTTTGTTGCTGCCTGCCTTGGCCTCGACCGCAATGAAGCGGCCTTTGTGGCAGATGACGAAGTCGGGCACGCCTGAGTTGCCGTAGCCTGTGCCGATGGGCATGGCGTAGTAAGCGCCTGCTGCATCGAGCAGTTTACGGATTTGCTTTTTGACTTTGACCTCGGGCGTGGCGGCCATGCGCGGCTCCTAGAAAGGTGCGGGTTCGTACTCGGGTGGGGGTTGCTGCTTGCGCAACTGTTTGTGCAGTCGTTCAAGCATCTTACCGTCCACTCTCTGGAATGGCCAGCTTCGTGCGAAGTTTTCGCTTTGGTTTGGGTTCGTTGATCGGGACTTCCTTGGTTTGGAACGTGTGTTCGTTGTAGCAGTGTCGGCGTCTGATGGGCACGCCGTCGACATACTTGGTTGACTTGACATCACTTGGGGCTCCGCACAGGGGGCATTTCACTCGGCACCTCTTTCATTGATCTCATAAAACCAATCGTCGCCAGCGGCCCACTTGCGAGAACCATCAACGGTCCAGACATACTTGGCTGCCTGGAAGTCCGGGAATTTGACATCCAGTGGGATCAGGCTCTGGTCGTACCAGAGGCAGCGGTTGTTGGGCTGCGTGGCGAACTGGCCGTTGTCCAGGCGGATGAAGTTAAAGCTCTTGTGCTCCTCGGCCGTCTCGACGAATGTGGTGTCAAGGCTCATCTCATCGGCGCAGAAGTCCACGGTGAACATGTACTTGCCAAAGTGCCACTGCTTGTCCTTGCCAAGGAACTTCACGCTCAAGTTCCTCAGGTTGATCTTCTCGACTACCGTGAAGCGGTAGCTCATGCAGTCCCACAGCTGCAGTGTGTCAATCGGCAAGTTTCCCGCCTCTTCCTTCCACACGTAGGCATGCAGGGGCAGTTTGTCGTAGAGAGCGCCGTAGTTTGGCAGCAGGCTTTCGATGCGAAATACCTGCCCCCTGAGAGCCTTGAGGCTGACCCAGATTGCCGGCTCAAGCTCCCCGTGCCCCTTTTCAAAGTTGTACAGAAATTCGCGCCGCACAAAGCATTTGAGCGGCGGCAGGCTGGCCACAAGATAGCTCATTTTTCCACTCCAAAGGCTTTGCGGATCAGGTCAGCAGAATAAAACGGCTCGGCCTCGTCAGCGATCTCGGCGCAGCGGTTGGCGACGATGGCGGCGAAGCGTTCAAGCTCTTCAATTCCATCAGCAGTCCAGTATGCGTTGTCGTCTTCGGGTGACGACGAAAGCCCAGCCTCCCGCGCTATGCGGATGATGTCTTCTTTCATGATGCATACCCATCTGTAATGACTTTGTTCTTCGCCTCCTCCAGCGCACCGATCAGGGTAAGCCGGTCAGGCACTGTCGATGTTTTGATCTTGAACTGGCCCCGGTCTTTCCAGAAGCACAGCACGATCACAGAATCTGGCAACTCGTCAATTGCCTCGTTCAGCACCGCCTTGGCCTGCACCTTGTGGTGGTCAGGGATGGTCAGGGTTTTGAGTTTGCTCATGCTTGCCCCCTTGCTCGGATAGCTTTGTAGCAATCTTCCGCGTCAGGTTTGTTTGGCTCATTCTCTTCGGGCGAGTCCAACCATTCGTGCCACATGCGCTCACACACTTTCGCACACGCCTCACGCTCGGCTTCAACGGCTGCCTTCACCGCCGCCTCAAGCTCGGATCGGTAGCACAGGGTGTCGTCGTCATCTTTGGTCATGCTTACCCCCTTGCCTTGAGCATGGCGTCAGCCATCATGTACGCGACTGATGCCGTGTAATCTGAAGCGTCCATACCAACATCCTCTCCTGCACCATCACGCCAATCGGGGCAACTGATCAGCCCCTGCATCGCCTTGGCCGCGAAGTAGTCGCGCAGGGTCATGCCCGCCGTCACCGGTTGGTGCAGGTGCTCAATGGTGTGTGGGAAAGCAAATTCTTCATCCATGATTCTTCTCCTTGAGGATTGACTCGGCGCTTGTCGCGGCCTGAAGTTTGGTCAGGCAGGATTGGTTAATCGCCGAGAAGTCTTTCTCTGTCAGCCCGACCCACTGGCGCTGTGCTGGTTGCTTCTCAGCTTGCTCAATGGCGGCGCGGAGGGCGGCTCTTGCTACGTTTACCTGCTCCCACGAATAGGCGTCCAGCGCATCCAGCGCCTGACGCATTGTTTCGATGCTCATTTCTTCTCCCTTGCGTGTCGCTCCAATGTCTTCTTGTGTACCGGCATCACCGGCATCTCAACCACCATATCCTTGGGCGCTGCGCTTAGGTATGGTGCTGTTCGTTCGCTGTACGGGGTACTGGGCTCAATCCCCTTCTTGCGCTGCTCGTTAACGTGGCGCGTCATCTGGTATGAGTTGCGCCGCGCTTTCTCCAGATCACGCATGCTGATCTGGGGCTTGTAGTTTCTCCAGTCGAACGGGTCGTTCACGCCTTGGCCCCAAAGATTTTGTGCAGCTCATCATAGAGCGAGCGGGCCTGCTTGATGGGCAGCGTCGAGAGGATGTACTCGACATCGTTGGAGACAACCATAGGGGCTGACACAGGCGCTGGCGCTGACACCAAGGTAGCAACGGGCTGCAGCGCGGCAATGCCTTCGCTCTTTGGCTCAGTTGCTTTCACTACGGGCTTCGGTGCGGGTTTCGCTACGGGCTTGGCGGCCTTCTTGGCCACGGTCTTCTTGTTCACCGCCAGTTTGAACACCTGCTTGATCGGCACATACTCCTTGGCCGTGGCGTGGTACGTACCATCTGCCAGCCGTGCGATCTGCCCTGAGCGGCGAAGCTGGCTGATGAGGGCAGTCACCGAGCTGTCTTTGAACCCTTTGTCGATCAGCTTGTGCTTGACCTCGTTGTGGTGCAGACCTGGGTTGTCGCGCACAAAGTCGAAGGTGGCGCGTGATACGTTGGTGGTGATGGGGAAGGTAGCTGAAGTCATGGTTTGTTTCTCCTGGGGTTGTGGTTGTGATTGGGTTACGGGCTGGTCATCTTTGGCCCACTCGTCGAGTACTTTGCTCAACGCTGTTTGAAGGTCAGGCATGGCTCTCTCCTTTACGCTCTATGTGTTTTGCCAGAAGCCAGCGGTCACCAAGTGAGCGCACAGAGCGCACCCACTTGAGCTGGTTGGTACGGTTTACCTCGCGTGGTATATAGTCCACGTTCCACAGTTTGCGCACATGGCGCAGCATTTGTACGTTCATTCGCTTTCTCCTTTTTGTGAATCGTGCCTGACAACCCGAAGGTTGTCAAGCGTTGGACATTATTACACTTCTGCGTAGGCAACGTCAAACAGGCTAGCGAGCACGGAGCCAGCCCCGTATGTGCGCAAGATGTTCAGGTGATCCCTGAGTACCTCGGCATCGCGCAGCTTATTGTTGCTGATGTAGCGCCGCGCAAGCGCAGGCTCCTCGGGGTACACGGACTCGCAGATCAGCTCGGCAAGGTAGCCAGGGTAGCCAGCCAACGCGTCTTGGATCGCCTCCTCAACGTCGTCTTCTTCAGTCCAGCCATCGGCAAACTTCTGCGTGCCATAGGGGAAAGAGCTGACACT